ATATAAAATCATGTTGGTTTATCAGGAAATACAACATTATTAATTTCATCGTTTTCATTATATTGTGCTGGTAAATCCCTTAATGTTTGTCTATATATCGCCCACTCTGATTTTTTACTTTCAGATAAAGGGCTATCATTGTTTTGCGTCCAATCAGAATTTTTTAGTAATACATTTCTTTGCTCTCTTACCCATAAAATACAGTTAATTGGCACTTGATATGGTATGACTTGATTATCTACAACTTGGAAATTATTTATTTGATAAGAACCTTCAACATATCCATTCACCAAATTACCATCATCATCTAAAAGATATGATTCGATATAATCTTCATTTGGTAGATCAACACTTCCATGTATGATGCCTGTAGATAATTTGTATAAGCTGTAAACCATATTATTTATATAACCTCATAACTTGTTGATAAGTTAATCCAAATCCTTTTTGACCTGCTGAATTAGCAGAGTATTTGCCAATGTAACCATTAGCTCTAAATTTATAACTATTTCCTGCTGTTAAATTTACTGTCGCACCAGCACTTAAGCTATGAGGAATACCACTAACATATACATAGCTTGAATGCACTACATTTGTTAAACCACCACTTGTTGTATCAAATAGAGTAATGACCAATGCTGTATCTTCATCATCGTTGTAAGCACCTATAGGGTTTGTTGCTGCAAAAATTGTATGTGTTTGAGTACCACTTAAACCTGATGGAACAGTAAAATCAATATCAGTACCTATTGTGCTTAATACTAAATTACCACCACTGACCGCATAAGTATGAAAGGGAGCAGAAGCTCCAAATGTACTTACAAATGGAAATGCTATTGTTCCAAAATCTGTTGCACTAGCATTAGAGCCACTTGAAGAAGTTAATCTACCTATCGTATCTGCTGAAGCGTGTTGATAGATTGTTAATCCATCATCAATAATATCTGTACCGCTTGTTGGTTTATCGCCAACATTAAAAGTTAAAGTAGCTGCAGATGATTCTACATCGTTAGAATTAATTGTAACTACACTTGCGACATAGCCATTAGCTACAGGTATATATGGTAAATCAATTTCTGTAGTATCAGTTAATATACTAAAAATATTATTTGATGAACTATCAACAACATTTACTCTATATTGTTTTATTGGAGTATCAGTTGGAGCAGTCCAAGATAAAGTAGGTCTGCCTGTAGAACTTGCATTGGTATCAGTAAAAGTTACATTAGTTGGTGGTTTTACTGCATAAGATTGTGGTACATCTATTGGATCACCTACTTTTTCTTGAGGTGGCACAGTCCATGTATAAACATCAAAATACTCTAATAAGCTTACTTGTAGTTGACCATTAGACATAAGTTCTAGTGCTTCAACTCTAAATACCTTACTAGAAAAACCTAAAGCAGAATAATTTACAGTAACAATATCATTTACATTTAATTTATACATTTCAGCAGTACCAACAAATTGAACTCTTGTTTGATACCTGCTTCTAGTAAGAATAGTTTTTGCCATATTGTAGGCAACGTAATAATCTGTAATGTATGGAAACTGAGCTTTAATTTCTAATACTTCACCGCCATCATCGGAAGTATAATCATTAACGTCTGTAGTAGCAGAATGATAAACTGTTGCAGTATCCATTTCATAATCCTTTGCACCATTAAAAAATTCAACAACAACTACATTTGCTTTTTCATCTTTACTACCATAATCAACATTTATACCACCATCAGATATAATATGATCGTCTGTAATTGTAAATGTTGAAGAACCTGTATCTTCTATTTCTAACTCATATTTACCTTCTATGTAATTAAGATAACCTCGCATGTTAGCTAATAATGATTTTGCATTATCCATAACATTATTATTTGTATCTATGTATGCATTACATTGAAATCTTTTAGCATTTGTTAATATAGTATTAGTCGTTGCTGTTACGTTGTAATCAGCTCCTAATGGATATTGAGAATCCCATCTGATAATATTAACTCTAGCAACACCATAATATCTATAAGTATTTTTACCTGTAATTAATCTATTATCTACGACTGTATTACCAGCATTATCTTTTAGTGTTAAATACTCACCTACTTTAAATTTTTTCCATTCATCAAAATCTGTAATATATGCAAAATTCTTTCCTGATTGACCAGTCCAAGCTATTTGTCTATATGATCCATTAAAGTCAGGATTGTTTCTAACACCATCTGCTAGATTGGCTGCTGTTTCAAATTTGCTAGTATTAATTTGTGCTATAGTTAAACCCTTACCATATTCATTGTTAGTCATATAATCCAATAATGCTAAAGCAGGGTTATCACTCCATTTATAAGTTGAGGTAGTTCCAAATGTTTGACTAGAATCTCTAGGATCAAAAATCTTTCTACCTTGCACCTCTACTGTAAGTTGTGGCACTCCTCTCCAAATTTTACCTTTATGGTCAAATTTAAAAGTAGCTGCTATATAAGCTATGCCATTTAGTTTATGAGAGCTTGTAAATTTAGAACCTATAGATGCATTTAACATAGGATCTACAGTTTGACTTGCTGCACCATGATGTAGATTCAAAACAAATCTATATTTATCGGTTGGATCAGTGCCAATAGTTCCTGCAGATAGTTCTTGTATGTCAGGTGAGTCGCCCTTTTGATCTGCTGTATTTAAGCTACCGCTACCCGAACTAATTTTATCAGAACCAATATAACCACCATCTCTAAATCTTGCTGAGTCAGTTATAGATGCACCATCTAATTCTATAGACAAACCATCTATATTTTCTATTTCACCAACTGATAATGCATAGACTACAAATAAGTGCTTTGAATTATTATCAGCAGTATCCATAAATACTACTTGCGAACCAATACGTCTTGATCCATAAATAACAGGAATCTTGCCACCAGCAGAAGTTTTTTGAGCAAGAATAGATTGCCCTTGTTGCATCATATCTTTTAATTCAAGATAACCTTTTATACCAACAGCAAGTGTAGCTATAGTTAATACACTAGATATAATTGTTGCAGCAGTACCACCTACTCCTAAAAAAGTTAAAAATCCAATTATCATTAGTCACTACTCCAAATAACATCTTTTTTAGATTGTGTAGCATATTCCAGACCTTTATCTCCACTACTAAAATTCTGCTGAGATTCATCAGAATAATGTCTGCCCTTAGTAAGATTCCAATTTGCCCAATGTGAAGCTACAGTCAAAACAATGCTTGATTGATCTATGCTTTCAGATATTGCAACGTGTCTTATTTGACCAGTGAAATAATTTATTGCACCAACTAAATTTTCATCTGTATCAAAATAAGCTAAATATACATCTACAGTTTTGTTTGTGAATGAACCATCTTGAACTAATTGCAATATAGAATTAGTAACATTTGATAGCTGTATATCAATCTCGTTTAC